TGTGCGACAATCAATGCTTCTCTACTACTTTTTATCTTGGGATGCTCTAGTATCTTCCATCTTGTAGTGTCAGTTAGATTGGTAGCAGGGAAATCAACAAACGATTGGTTGTCATTGTAATAAACTCTTACGTTTGTGACTTGACCACTGACCTGTGCGCTTATCTTGGATATCATACTGTTGCTTCTAGTTAGTGATACACCGGAGTTATACTTGGGTCTAAACTCTATTCGGTTGTCACGACCTACTAAAGCAGAAAATGTGGTCTTGATTGAGTTTGTTGTACCATACCCGCTTTTCTTACCTAAGTCCTTTATCAGACTGCCTAAGCTCTTACCCCTACTATCTACTATAGACCCGTAGCTATCGTTGCTACTTGTGTCATTGTATGTAGTCATCATTGAAGTCACTGGGACATTGTTGATGTCAAAGATGCAAGGGACCTTAGCAGACGGCAACCAAGAATCTGTGATGGCTGCGTTCCATAGGAATCTAAACTTGTCACTGTTGAAGTAAGTACCACTATTCTTAGCCTCATAGTAACCATCTATGTGCATCATTAGTCTTAGCATAAAAGAAGATGTGATAGTAGCGTGTACCTCAAATCTAGATGGTGTTGTTTCTAAATCAGCGTTTGTGGTAAAGGATAGATTTCTATTACCTATTGTAGCCCAGCCTCCGTCGTAGGAAGCATCAATATCACTCTGTATAAGCTCCTCTCTTTCCTCTAGTGTGGAGGTTCTAAAGGTAGCATCGTCACTATAAGTGTCACTTATAATCTGTATATGTCCCAGTTGTACAGGTATCTCATAAGTGTCGTTTGCCGCCCAAGTAACCGTAGTGCCAGCTACCATATCACCATTTCTTTTACTAACTATGATAGTGGTATCGGTGTTAGCACCGCTAGTATCACCGACATTGGTTGCGTCACCTAGTCTTAGTACGGTGTGTCTTGTTACAGCACCAGATGTCCCATCCGTTCTCTTGAGAATCATACCGGGTTTTACACCAGAAGCCTCATGAGTACCACTGGCATGAGAAAGGACGATAGCATCTATTCCTTCCCAACCACCACCTACATCTGCTCTACCAGAGTTGTTACCAGTTTTTGTGTAGAGAGTTTCTAGTTTATTCTTCCAAGAAAAGAAGTATTGTGTCGTATCGTTTTCACTTGAGTTTCTATCATATACTACCTTGATAATACCCATACCAGCATTATCGTACTTAGTGGCATCATCTACTGTGATACCACAATCGTACTGTATCAGACCCTCTGGGGATATCTGAGCGTCTGATATTAGCTTGTCTTGATTAGGGTGTTCTCTAAAGCCCTCATCTACGGTTTGATAGGAAGGTGTGGCTTCTGCCCAGTAGTTGTCTATTAGTTTAGGGAAACCATGCTGAGTAGCAACATAATCGCTTAGGTCGGTAGAGCCACCAGATATTTGCCCCGTCTTGCCTCCGTTAGTGTGGGTGTTTAGGTTGAAGAAAGGCGATGAGTCTATGACTAGGAAAGAGCCAGCCTTGTCTTCCCAGTCTTGGTACTTGGCTAAGTCCTTATGCGAGCCTGTCACTGGCGCATAGAAAATACCGCCAGTGTTACCAGTATCTGCTGTGCCACCAGTGGTCCATGAGCTACCTATATCGAATGTGTCAGTAGTTTTAGCAGTTATTTGGTAGTGACCATCATGCGCTGTACTATTGAAGATGTATATGTAGTCACCAACTGAAAGACCGTGTGCGACATCTGAAACTCTAAGGTCAGCCGTGTTAGCTAAAGCAATAGTGCATGACTCTGAGTTTGCGTAATCTACTGGCTTGGAGAATGGACCACCAGTACACGGGTCAGCAGTAGAATCCAGATTCCAGATATCTAAATCATCACCAGCTTTTAGTGAGGCAAACTTGTCTATGTTTCCTTCGGCATCCACTTGGTCTATGTAGAACAAATCAAAGTCATAATTCTCAGATAGTGGGTACTGCAAACCAAAGTTTTTCTTTCTAGTAGAAGCATCAGCATTCGCCAGTCCGTTGTTCCTCATATCAGACCATAGCAACCAAAGATGTTTGTAGTCACTACTAATACTCTGTACTTTCAACACATAGTTATTACCACTTACCGTATAAACATTGTTAATATACTTACAACCTAATAATCTATAAGTACCACTAACATTAGACTTTCCTTGATAGATAAACTTCTCTTGAAATACTTGGCTTCCAGCACTGGGGTTAGTCCATATTTCTGCTACCCCACTACTAGGAATATTGTCGTATGTAGTTTGTGGTACTGTGATACTGGTGCTAGGTATGCTACCAGTTGTGCGAGAGATAGTCTGAGAGTTTAGATGTTGTTGCGCTAATGAGTTATTAACAGGGTCTTCTTCTACCAAACCGTAATGATACTTGAACCAAAGAGATTCCGGCAAGTCCCTCATCCATCTTGCGTGTAGAACCCTATGCTTTGCTCTTAGATGGTTAGACCCAGTAATAAAAGCACCAGATAAAAGACCTTGCTCCTTAGTCCACTCATATCTAGCAGTACCGCTTAGAAGACCAGTATCAGATGTAAGGTCGCCGTAATGGGTGTTGGTTGTTTCCCCTCCCTGTGTGTTGGTTTCCACAAGATATAGAACACTGTTTTCTGTCAAACCAAACTCAGTAAAATAGTTTCTAAATTTTACTATTCTTGTGACTCTATGTACTTTATTAAAAGTGTTTATTTTGTATGTAGGAACATCATGATTCTTCGTTCTGCGGTTCATAGCAAACAAGTCACCAATTTTTAAATTTGGGTTGGCACTAAAAATAAACTTTAGATAGTGTGGCCCGTCAATTTCATTAGTATAATAACCCGATGACGGAAAATCATTAGCAAAGTTTTCCCACACTGTAGTACATAATCCCTCTGTAGTTGGTCCACCATCATTTACAGTATCATCATCATTCACAAAGGCAGCAGCCCCCTCATGTATTCCTCTAGCCCCCGCATACAATATGTCAGCAGATTCTGGTGTGTATGTCAAACCAGATACAGTTATCGTATTACTACTAGAGCTTGCCGTTACCACGGTTACGCTTGTATCATCATGGTTGTTTGAGTTTTGTATGCTTACTGTTTCTCCGCCAGTAAGACCGTGTAATGCAGAAGTCAGTCTTATTTCTATATTATTATTTGATGCGTGTGCGTTTTCTTGTATAGATAATATCCCTACTCCCTCATAGAAATCTTCTATGCTGTTTGGTCCAGTGTTTGTATTCTCGTTGTTGTACATCTGTATAGGATGACCAGAACCCAACTGAGTCCTCTGTGTTGATGTTTCTAAAAATACACTGTCACTGTCAAACCCTACATCATTGTTTAATAACTTTAGCTTACTTGCTCCCAGATACATAGCATCTCTGAAACCTTGCGCTGAGTAAGACCAGTAAGTAGTGTCATCGCCAGTTTCGTTCTGCGACTTCTGCCCTACGTCCCACAAGGGTATTTGATTGTTAAGTGCATCTAAGGAATCATTAGCAGTTATTTCTAACTCTCTGCCTCTAGCTTTCTGTGTAATGCTAAAAGTATCTACAGTGCCTCTCCATATCGGCCTGTCTATTCTATTATCTGTATCACCAAAAACCAATAGGTTCCAATCTATAGGTGTTGAAGAAACAAAAAGACCACGTAGATTGAGTAGATAGTCTGTTGCGGCGTTACCCAAAGCACCGCCAGTCAATGCTGGGTCATCGTGTAGCTTTACACTGCAGCTAGATATACCGTTGTTACTTTGTTTTACGCTAAGTTTATCTACCAGTGCTTCATCGCTAGAGGTAAAGTCATCGGTTAGATATCTTACCAAACCAGCCCTATCTAGCATCAGATAAGAAACGTAGCCATAGGTCCCGTCTGTTTCATCGGAGTCTATGTTTATCTGGTAGCCGTACAGGTTAGAAGCCGTTGTAGTAGCACCACCAGACATAGCTTGATTAGTAGCATGTGATGAGCCATTTACATATACGTTAAAAGTATTAGCACTATAGTTAAACTTGAAATCAACATCAATCCAAGAGTTGTCGTTGGTGTAGCTTTGTGCGCTAGTACCACTAAACAACAACCCCTGTGTGTCGTAGCTTATGTCTGCTAAATCTAGTGTATAATCTATAGCTACTACACCCGTATATCCCTCATCATTTAAGATACCCGCTTGTGTATTCTGATACCCAATCCTAAATCTTACCTTCATATCATCCCATGTTGCTATAGTGTTGGATGCCATAAAGCCACGTACTGCTATTCTTGCAGTAAAAATATCTCCGTCAAGTCTGGTGTTTAGTGGTCCGTCATATATGATAGCTGGCACACTAGCACTGTCGTTGTCTATATGCTTTCTAACGGTCTGCACACAAAGGAAGGGCTGACCAGAAGGTGACTTCAGCTCTGCGAAAAGTTGAGAAGGAGTGGTATCGGCTATGTCTGTCTGTTCTAACTGCTCACCCATCCAGACACCAGTAAGGTGCGCTCTTTGTACGAAGTTGCCAGTGGTAGAGGTTATACCCGCATTCTTGTCCTCATAGTTGGCCTCAGTATATCTTTTCATGTCAGACCTACCAAACGATGCGTCGTTGTCACCAACAGGTACTATGTAAGAAGCGTCACTGTTATGGCCGTTGATAAATCTCTGATAGAAGTCACTACCATAGTTTGAGTCATTGTTGAATTTGTATCTGTTAGCAACGTGTCCGTCTGGGTATTGTAGGTGTATTCTACCCTCGTAGTCATCCTTACCTAGTCTTGTGTCATCAAAGGTAAGCCACTCAAACAAACCATCGTTCATTAAAAAATTATTTACTGGGCTAGTACCAGATACTCTTGAATTATTAGCATTTACCTTGTTAGAGTCTATGGCTCTTTCCTCTACAGACCACCTGTATCTGGGGTTTAGGAATGCTTCTCCATTTAGCGGGTTGCCGTGGTGACTAGCTAGGTGTGTGTAAGTGCTAGTGCTTGACGGTGTATTCCTGTAGTCTGGTATGGCTCTAGCCCCATTGAAGTCATCGTAGTACCCAGCAAGCCATATCTGGTACTTCTGTGTTACAGTCCTTACCATTTACTCACCTATGCCGCCGACATAGAAAGTGATATACCACTTAGGTTCGCTCTACTCTCTATCTCCTCTAAAATCTGGTCTGCTACTTCTGGGACAGTCATGCCGTTGAAGTTGTTGGTCATGATTACCTCTGTGTTAGTAATAAGGTTTTCTACTCCTTGTTGTTGAACCTGCCTAATCAAGTCGCCTGTAAGGTTAGAGGAGGAGAAGCCAAAGAACAACTCCTCTCTAGCATTGTTGAAACTGTGCATAGTATCTTCGGCTTGAGTAAAGGAGTTAGATACATCACTTGTAAAATCAGCTACATCACTAGCCGCATTACCCAAAGTGCTTACATTATACTCTGCTAATACATCTGTTGTCCTAATACCGAATTGTTCTAATATCCTAAATTCATTTCCAAATTCTCGTCGTATCGCATTTAACGCTCTGGTTCTTTCACTTTGGCCCTTTTCTGCTCTACCCATAAATAAATTAAACTCATAACCCTCACCCTTTCTAGATAGCTTATCTGCTTCTTCTATCAAAGAAACTACGTTCTTAACATTTTCAGTTTGTAAGAGGGCGACATCTCTTGCCCGTTTTGCCTTATCTAATTCTTCTTGCTTACTGTTTCTTAGAGATACACCGTAATCATCTTCAGCAGTTGATAAGTTTTGAACAGACGCAGTAAGCTCTTCAATCATGGTATTTAACTCTGGTAAAGTTTTTGAGTTTGCTAACTCACTTGTGCCAGCTAAATCTATAAAGGATTGATTAGCACCATCAATACCGTCACTAACATCTTCAAATGTGCCAGCAAAAAACCGAGCAAGATGTCCGGCAGCCATCAAAGCTACACCTAAAACACCCAAAGATATCATAACATTCTTAGTGGCCATAGCCAACAAATTAGCAGCGGCGGCGGCAGCAGTATCAGCAGCTGCTTTGCCTCTTGCTTGAAGTGCCGCTATCATTGTTACTTCACTATTTTTCATCTGGGCTAGACTGTTTAGTGTAGTTGCTGCGGTAGAAGATGTTAATTTAAGTATCTGTATAGTCATAGCAAATGTGTTTAATACCATACCTGTTCTCATGGCTCTTTGGCTATCACCAAACATCATCATACCAGTACCAGCCACCCCAAGACCCATACTAAACGTATTTATGGCTGATGAACCTGCTTGTAAAGCTAAATTATGTTCTTCTTGCTTGATAGTAGACATGCCCAAAGCTGCGGCCTTTTTATCGTGTTGTACTATATGAGCTTTAACAAGACCATGCTCTCTACCCATTGTTTCTATCATTCTTTCGATACTTAGTCTATGGCTTTCTACTTTTAAAACGCTTTCATCTGTTTGTTGGTTTCTCGCCCTTCCTACACCTAGATGAAACATATCCTCATGGTTCATAGCTCTTTTTACGTGATTCAATGTTTCCATAGCTATTCTCAAGTGCATAACGGAAAGTATCTGTTGTGCAAACGGACCTACTATTGTTCGCATCATCTCAGACATTCTAAAGAATCCTCTAGTAGCACCGCCTAAAATCCCACCCCTACCTGCTAACTGAGCTAATGAGTCGAAGAAAACTGTTTGTACCTGTATGCTATCCTTCATAGCTGGCATAAGCTCCTCTGCTAGTGCGCCCTTGGCATCCCTTAGTTTAGATTCCATCTGCTCTAATGTAAATAAGTTGGTTTGTTGAAGCCTGTCTATTTCTTCTTGGGCTGGGAATGCACTCTCTAGAGCATTAGTATTCAATTCTTGCATTCTAGTTGTACCCTCAAGTAGCTTTATCAGTCTAGTATAATGCACATTACCAGCTACAGTTTGCGCTAAGTTTTGTTTTTGTTCACCAGTCATAGCTTGATATGCGGGCTGTAAATCAACAAGCACATCTGAGAGTGGACGCAAAGCACCAGTTTCAGCATCTACAACGGCAATACCTAATTCTTCCAGTGCTTTCCTAGCACCAGCAGTATCAGCACCTAATCTAGCATATATCATACGCAAAGCTCTACCAGCTTTACCTTGTTCCTCACCAGACTCAATAAGAACCGCAGACATAGCAGCCATACTTGCTATACTTTCACCAGCAAGATTCGCTTGTGCGGCGAATTGGTTCATAACGAAAGTAAGTTGGGACATTGTAGCAACCGAAGTATTCTCGATTGAGTTGAGTTGGTCCATAATACGGAAGCTATTTTGACGTATCTGCATATTTCTTAAAGTAGCAGTAGTGTTTTCATTTATGTTCTCTGTCATAAAACCAGTCTGCTGATTTAAGTTTATCATCCTCTGCATAGCAGCGTCTGTGGACATACCAGAAATCATACCAAACGCCATACCAACCTCAGTACCGACACCAATAGAGCCGGGACCTAAAACGCCCGCTAGTTGCGCCATCTTAGCAGAAGCATTAAAGGCTTCGTCTGCTGAGAAACCGAAGGCGTTTCCTATCTGAATGACTTGAGCATTTAACTCATCTATATCTTCCCCTGTATTTACGAATTTTTCAAACTGCCTAGCCGCTTCACCTATTTCTTTTCCTATAGGCATTACGTCATCCATCATAGCACTGAAACCAGCACCTAGCTCCATGAAGCCTTCTTGTATTCCAGCCAACGCATCTAGGTAAAGAGCTTCCATAATGGTAGCGTTTGCCTTAGAATCCTTGATTAGTTTTTCAGCTTGCATCGTACCTACGATGTCGAAGAATATTCTTGAAGCACCTGCACGAAGCACTATCATAGCTACCGCACAAGCAAATAATACTAATGGGGTAAAAGAAAAAATAAGACTATCTGCTAGTATCATTCCTTGTCACCACTACTCTTTGGGTCATTCACTATAGGGACCCCGCTTTCTCTCAACACGTCGAGTAGCTCATTGTTGTCGTTTAATAGTTTGCGTTGCTGACGCTTTTGGTTACGTCTAGCAACCATGCCCTTTACGTCTTTATTTTTAGCATCTCTGGTCGCTTCAGATATCTTGTCATTGATATTAGCAGCCACAATCAAGTCCATTTCCATAAGGTGACGACCACCTTCTACCGAATACTTGAGCCATAGGTCAGACGGTAGTATTCCCTTAAAGGCCATGCAGAGGCTCGGTGCGACCATTAGGAATTCTGAAAAGGGACTACGCCCTCCTCATCGTCACCACGCACAAACTGTAGGATGGTGTTTAACTCCTCAAAGGTTAGTAGGTTGTAATCCACATCTTCATCAATAATGCAGGGGGGAATCCAAGCAGCTATTTGCTCCTCTATACCGCCACCCATTTCATCCAACATAGTTACGAATTCTTCATTCTGTTCGTCGGTCCAGTCACTAGGGTCGCCAGCATATGACATCTTCCTAAATGCTTTACCCTGTATGTTGGTAATCTTAAGACGCTCCATACCGGATGCTTGTCTTACCCAAATCTTTCTTCCATCATCTAATTCTATTTCCTTTTTCATTACAGGCATAGTTTCACTCTCGCTCTATTATCCAATACTGGATAGTATATTTAAAGAATTGCTTATTCTTCTTCTTGCTTTGGCTTGACCTTTGGTACTGGTTTTGCCTTAGCTACTGGTTTCTTAACCTCTATCTTAGGGAATCTTTTACAATACTGCAAAACTACCTTTCTATCAGCCATTTCTTCAATGTCATCTAGATATCTCTCTGGTATATCCCTACCCAAAGAAAGAGCGTATTCTCTCAAATCCATTTAAACACCTTAGTATGTACTGCCGTTTAGCAACGAAGACCCGCTCATCTTGACCTGCATAGCCTTTGTTGCATCACCAGCATCATATAGTGCTACGAAATTCACAGTCATTGTGTTTGTGTCACGACCACTGACGTTAGCGGAAGGGGCCTCAAATCTAACCTTGTAAAGAGATATCTCTAGGTAATCTGAGCCAGTTTCCTCGTTGAAGGTTAGCTTGATAGCTGGGGCTGCTGAACCGGGATTCCACAAGTCACCATCAGCCTTGATTAGATTGTCGTATGAAGGGTCATCGTTAGCTGGGTTTGCTCCGAATATAACTTGATTTAGCTCTAGTGTACCGGTAATCTCTCTCTTTTGAGAAGGTGGCGCACGTACATAGGTCGAGTTACCTAGAGAGTATGCGTTGTCTGTATCTCTGTTCATACTAACTGTCAGACTGACAGACTTGACACTAGCAGAGGCAGTTGAGTTACCGCTACCATCATTGAAGATAACCGTACCATTAGAGAAGTAAAGGGCGTCAAGAGCATCACCAGCGAAGGAAGCTGCTGCTAGAGCCGTACCACCAGCGGCGTGTGTCTGTGCCTTTCCTACGAATTCTGCTGAAAGCATAACGTATTCTCCGACATTTGCGGATATTGTTAATGAGTTTCCTACCATGCCAGTGTATTCATGCTCTGAGCTTTCTCTACCGACCTGTATAGTGAAGGAAGGTAGTGTGTCTGTGCCAGATGGCTCTGTGAATGTGTGTACTTGGCTTGACTCAGCATCTTTGAAAAAAGCTCTAAATACGTTTGCTACAAAGTGGTCTAGTTGTACTGCTAGATTAAATCCACCTTCTGACCTCTCAGTGCTAGTAACTGATTTTGAAGCGATACTTCTACTCATGTCTGTCCTTGTCAGTAAATCATATGTGTGCATGATTGACTCATCATCTACTTCTCCGTACACCTCGGTTCCACCACCGCTGGTACTTCCGTAAGTAGACCCTTCCTTTTGTATTGAAATATACCTGTTGTTGAATTCTACCATAGTTACACCTCTATGTGGTTGTTCTACGGATGGTGTGTCTTATTAACATTCTTATCGGTGACGCATATCAATTCTACGCATATATGTAAGGGTTAGAACGTGTACACAAACCGTTTCATCATTATCCATCTTAGAATCTAGCTGGGCTTGATAAGATATTATACTATCAGTTGTGCCTTGTACACCTGTGTTGGTGTATAGCTCATCGAATACCTCGCCCATAATATTTAAACAAGAGCGATAGGAGTTTTCATAGTTTGTTCCCTTAACCGTGATAAATACTCTGACATCATACTCTTGTGTTATCTTAGCACCACCCAAAGACTCAAACGATGGCGAAGCCAACTGCTCAACTAGAACATGTACAGTAGGAGTCGCCAGTCTGTTTAGCATCTGTGATGAGATATCATATCCATACACTATAGACGAATCAGATACCTGTGTCTTTAGGTATGGTCTTGCGCTATTTTTGATTTGCTCTACTATACCAATACCCATACGGGCAAGCGTATCTTGTGCAAAGTCAGATAGAAGAAGCTCCTCCGGCGTGAAAGCACCAAACGAGGAGTAGTGTACAGAGGCCCACTTTACGTTCCCGGTAGTGTTACCCCACCTAACGTCCTTACCGGACCCAGACGTGCCTGTAACACTATAGGAAACGGCAGTACCGTCGTCATCCTCTATTATCTCATGCACATATGCTTTAGCCGCACCAGAAGAAGTTAAAGTTAGCCTAATAATAGTAGCTACTGGGTTGTCTTCTGCCAGAGATAAATCAAGATTACTTATTGCCACTGTGCTACTTCCGACTAGGGATAGGGAAGTAGAGTTACCTGTAGATTTTATTTCTACTCTGTGTGAACCGTTATCCAATCGCATAAGAACCTCACCAGCATCGGGCGCAGTAGTGTATTCGATACAGGCTACAAGAGTGTAGTCATTAGTGGTTGGGGTTATGTTATACACACCGTTGGTAATAACCCACCTACCATCGGTAGCAGTACCACCACCAGCAGCAGTAGTCCAAGCATCGTTGAATGTACCAGTCAAAGACGCAGGGTTTTCACCCATCATTCTACTGTCCCAATACTGTGTCTTTGTCGCTACTGCCATGTTATCTCCCCTTTAAGTTACCTATTACGCTACCCGGCCCAAGTCTTTTCGTACCACCAAACGGGCTTGATTCCATCTCAAACTCATCCATACCTATCAACTCTATCAGATTAGCACCCCTACTACCACGAACACCAGTCAATTCGGTTCCATCAAACGAACCAGCACTGTAATGTGTAAATTGGTTAGGTTGTCTGGTCCCTATGTCTTTCTTTATGAAATCCAAAGACTTACCTATTTTATCATAAAAATCGCCTTTTGCTGCCGTACCGGGTTTGAGCTTACCCTTAAACGCCCTACGCATTGTTTGTATTTTACCTCTACTTTCATCTTTACTTTGGGACAATACCTCGTTACCTATGAAAGAATCAAAATGATTTGCTATCTCATTCCTAATATCATTACTAAGTGTTTCATAGGCGGCTTTATCAAAGAAAAGGGTAAAGTCCATATTTGGGTCTGAATCCTGTCTTACCCTAACTGCATTCCTTCTTTTTCTTAGTTGTGAACCTTTAGGACCTTCCCTTACCCTTAGTGTTTGTACAAAGCGGTCCATTTCAAAACTAGCATCGTCTAAAATTTCTTTTGCATTCTTTTTAAAAATTGAAACAGGACCGTCAATCTCTATATCTGGGAACCCCGGATGCTGATAAGGAACCGCTACATAACCAAGTTTTCTAGCCATTATCCCAC